GTGAAGGATAAAACCAACCAAGCTGTTGCTGCTGGTTCTATTGTAGCTAGCGCCTTAACCTTCTTCAATAAGAAGTTTGCACCTGCTCTAGCTATTCCACCAATGGTTTTAGCCGCCAAGTATGCTATTAATTGGTTAAAGACACACGAACCTAAGATCCAACTTTATCCTTACTCACCGGTTGTTGAAGGCAAGCACGGTGATGAGATCCTCAAGTTGATGAAAGAAAATCCTATCGACCCTATCACTCATTTACCTTTTGGTTATTATTACATTGATGAACATAATATTATTCAAGTTCCTCAAGGTCATCCACAAGCTAATTACACCAATAACCTAAGGTTAGTAAAATTCTACTGCGAGAAACAGAAGTGGCAGAAGACTTCTTACGTTGCTATCTACAATGAAACTTTTAACTGTATGACACCTAATATCGAGAGCGAATGTACCAACAGTTTCTTTGAACAACAAGAAAGCAAGATTGAAAGGATCACCTCATCCGAAACATTTAAAGTTAACGTTCCTCGTTCTGAAGCCTTCGGTCTTAGATTAAGTAATCATGATTCTTTAAGGGATTATGTTTGTTCTAAGATTGATCGTCGTACACTCGAAGCTGGTGTGGCCTCACGTGTTCTCCGTGGTGGTCTCAGAAGTTCACATACCGAAAAGGAACATCTTGATCTGTACAGTGAGTTTTGGTGGGATAACGTTTGCACTACCTATCCAGTTGTTGATCCAACTCCAGATATTAGCCACTACAAAGGAAAAAAGTACCGTAAATATTTAAGGAAGTTACTCGATTTATCTCACAAGTCCCTACGTGTCGCATACAAATCGTTCATCAAAATTGAAGTCCTTCCATCCTCTAATCTTCACAAGAAAGCTTTCCGTTTCATTGTCCCTAATGATCCTGCATTTAATACAGCCTTTCTAAATTTCTTCCACTCATTTGAAAAAGACTTGTTGGGTGTTAAAGTTCATGATATTCCAATCTTTGCCAAGGGTAAAACTTATGAACAAAGATGGGAAGTAATTAACAAATTGGCGCAAAAGTATTTGTTCTGTATCCCAATTGACTTTAAGAACTTTGATGCTCACCATTGTAGACAGGCCTACACAGCATGTATGAAGTTTTATGCTTCTATTGGTCTTCCCCGTAAAATAGCCCACGATTTGGCACGTGCAAAAACATTCGGTGTGGTTGAACATTCTTTACCACTCCGTCGTTCTGGTGACCTATTCACTGGTTCAGGAAATTGTCTCGTGGTTGGCTCTTTGTTGTGGAAGTTTATTAAAGAAGAAGATATCGGTGTTTTCTGTGATGGTGACGACACATTACTTTTTGTAAATGACAGATCCATCTACCAAAGAATCACTGAGCATTTAGAAAGTTTCGGTTACGAAATAGATGACGATCCTTGCTATGTTGATTTATCCGAAGATGACTTTGAAATACCGTTTTGCCAAACTTTCTACAGTAAACAAGGTTATTATGTAAATACCACCAGATTATTGAACAAGATGTTAAATATCGTTGCCCCCAACATCAAAGTAGCTGCTGAAACGATACTTGGTAAACTACAAGCAGTTGCCTATCTAAAGAATCTAGGTATTGAATTTGATATTGACATTAACTCATTGTTGAACGGTCTCGAGCTTAGTTATGACGTTGAATATAAGATGCATATGTGTGAAAGTCTCGAACATTATTT